GGTTTAGCCATAGTAATAGCTGATGTAGAGCCTGGTACTTCAATATCGCCAGTTTCAATATAAGCCGTATTGTTAGCGCCTGAGAATGTAATTACTTTAGCATTTCTAACACCAGCAAACTGCATTTTTCCACCTAGCCAGATACGACTATCAAAAGAGGTAGTAATTTCTTCTAAATCACCAAATACATCTAAACCTTCTAATGTGAATGAAGGGGTAGATGATGTGGCTACACGGCTAGCTGTAGTTGTGCCAGATGACCATTTTCCAATCTCATAGTTAAAGATCAGAAATTTATCTACAGCAGCAGATGATTTAGAGGCGTAAGCCCAAATAACAAGTTTTCTAGCTGGGTCTACAGCAGCAGACATAAGGTTTAAAGTGCCTTCATCTACATCATCAAAAAAGTAGCGATTTACCTTTTCATTTCCGATAGGGATAATCTGTTGCCCGTCGCAAGCATAGAAACCATTATCAGATAGGAAGAACGATGTACCACCATACTGAATGATTGAATTAGCCTCATAACATCCTTGATTACGGCTGATATTGTCAAACTGGAATACCAATGGGCTACCAACATAAGACATACGATGAATAGATCGATCCATAAATACTAGACCAAACTCACCGCCAGTAATACCAACTACTGCACCGCCATCGGGAATATCCTGATAATCTGCTTGTGTAGTGGCTGAGTTAGTCCAGCTAGTTTCATCACCAAGGGCAGACCATTGCACTCGATTAGCCCGTACTGTAGGTTCATTAATATAACCAGAAACTACAAAATCACGAACAATCGTTACATATCTTGCCTGTGGAGCGTCAAAGGCTAGATCGCTAAAGTTACTAGCGCTATTAACATTAAAGCCTTGCAGACGATTGCCACCATTGGCTGCAATCAAAACATTACCAAACTGAGTAAATCTCCAGCGTTGATTTGCTGGAGTTACATAGGAAAATGTTACTGAGCCTGTATCTGCTCCGCTAACGATGTTTGTGCCTGTTTTGGCGTATGTAAATGTTGTAGATGTAATTGTATCAATAGTAAATGTGCCATTAATATCAGTATTAGTTACGGCTGCTACTGTTACGCTATCTCCTACTGAGTAACCATGTGCTACAGAAGTAGTAATTGTGACTACATTTGAGGTACGAGATACAGTAGTAATTGTTCTGCCAGCCTTAGAAACATTGTCTAAAGATAGATCGCCAGCATCCAATCTAAACAGTTTTGTTGCACCGCCAGCAAATACAGCAGTAGTTCCAGTAGCAGATGTTCTAGCAGCTACAACATTGTTTAGATTTTCAGAGGCATCGGCAGAGTAATCTTCTGCTGCGTTAATAGACCCATATCCTGTAGCTTTTGCAAAAACATTCTCAGCTCTTTGTAGGCCATTTGTAAGTCCTGGCTGATCTGGAGTCCACTCGCCAAAGGTTATTCTACTTATTGCCATGTCTGATTTCCAATGCTTTTATCTGTCCAATTATTGCTAGATGGTGGTATTGGAGTCCAATCTTCTGCGCCAGCATTTTCTACTGTCCAATTATCACCTAAACGATTTCCAATGCACTTAATAAAACTTGTACCATTTATCGCACAAGTTGCATCATAAATGGCAACTCCTTGAGCTTCTAACAAAGCATAAGCGCTTATATTAGCCTCGCCAGAGTATTCAACTCCACCAAGGGCTGAAACAGTAGCTATACAAGATACTTGCCCTGTTGATGTGCGAACCCTAATGGCATTAGAAGAAATGCTGCCAGATGCCAATATAGAGCCAGTAAATAATCTAACCCTATTTGCAGAAGCAACAATAGTTGCCGAACATGAAACACTTGCAACGCCACCCCTAATTACATCTGCGTCTGCATTAATTGATGCAGAAGCATTAATACTTGCATTACCATAGTAAATACAAGTAGAAGCCGAGTTCCATGCTGGATCGTCAAAAGATACATTAATCTGCTCTAAAGTTCCGAACTGATCTATATTATCAAGTGTAAACCCACCGCAGTAATCTGCTGGCATGATATTAAGCTAATGTTACTGTCAAACTACCAGATGCAATTTTGAAAATATCGCCTGTATCAATTGATTTTGATACATCTAGTGGTGTATGGTAAAGCATATTTCCAGTAGTTTGTGCATCCCAAATAGCAATCCATCCAATTGTTCCCCATGAACCAGTAGCTTGTGGGAAAGTAATATCAGCAGTAGTTGTAGATACGCCATTAGAAGGCGCACCAAAAGTAGCAGATTGGCGAATGTAAGCATTACCGCTTACTTCTGTACCAGTACCAGCATCAGTAGGATCTGCTGTGTGTAAGCTGATATAGACTGCTGATGGGGATGTGTATGATGTGTTTCTCAAAGTTGCGTTAATCAACGCATTTTCGAGGTAGTTTGACATTTCAGCCATGTTAATTCCTTATCGTGAAGTAATACGCATTTGTAAGGGTATACCCGAATACTCTGAGTTTTGATCCGAGTCTTGAATATTCTTTATTGCTCTGTCATACAAAGTAGCCCAAGTCTGTGAGCGAGCATCATTAATTAAGTACGGCTCTGCTTCTAATAAAGCTCCATATAAAAGAGCATCAGGGTAATTAGCAAGGAATACATTTGAGGAGTTAGTATTTGAAAGTACAGTAGGTTGAGCATAATATAAAATCTCCAACACATATGCCGTATCTGGCATCGGTGCAAACTGGAACTCGGCAGACAAAACAGTATAAAAAACTGGAAGACCAGACTCATCAGCTCTAGCATCTCTTGTGAAGGCGCTAGGACTCATGTAGGTAACTGGCATACGAGGGTTTCCCTGTGTATACAAGTCCCGAACCTCCAGAAAATCTGTAGGCAAAGCTACTCTTGCATCTCCAGCAGTCATACTCGCTGTAGCGGATTTCAACATCTTGCGAGTGCGTAGTTCCCTAGCAAGACGAGTTTCTGCAAAGCGAATAAAGTCAGGGATTACCGCAGTCAAATCACTTCGACCTAGGTAATTTGCGACTGAAGTCTGCAAGTCAGAATACGATGTATACGCCATATATGCCCTTAATCCTTAATATCATCCCATCCGTAGATGTATGATCCAACATGGCCTATCTCCATAGATAAGTCATGGTCTACCCATGTCTGTATTCCAGCATCTTTAGCTTTAATACAGAAGTAAATATCTTCACCTAACAGCTTGCCTTTAAGCAATTGCTCAAAGTAGAAATAAGGTTGTGGAATGTCTTTCAAGCATGAAGTCTTAATCAGCATGACTCCGCACCCAATAGCATCTACTTTCCCAATGCCCTTTTCTTTATTAGAGTAAACCTCTAACCAATCTACGCTACCATCTTCGTTAATCTGAATATTCCGAGCAGTAGGCTTCGGAGGCATCATACGAGTAGTGGCATTAACGCCTATTATATCTTTGTTAGCCTTTAAAAGGCGCTCAAATGTATCTTTTGGGAAACGCATATCAGCATCAATAAAGAGAATGTAGTCACATCCTTCTGCGACTGCCGTCTTTACAAGGCTATTGCGCTGATCGAATATCAGCGTACCTTGCGATGTATATACATTTACCTTGTGTTTTGTATTTGCTGCTAAGTGTCCGACCATAATTGCTAGGTCAAACGCAGTATTTACTTCCATTAATCCCCTGGCTGGGATGCAAATTCCGACTCTCATACATTACCCCCACGAGTTCTAAACACTCGATTCTCAGGGTTATTCAGCCATTTTGCTAATGCTTGTGGGTCTACTATATGATACCCACGCATAATGCCCATTTCGTTGAGCGTTTCAATAATTAATGGAGGTAGCTCTGCTATCTTGTTTCTTGGGTCTAAAGGAGCATCGCCCCACCCAGTTTTACCGCTTCTTTGATCGTATTGCGCTTTTGTATGATCTTTAAATGCCGAAAGATCTGTTTCAGAATGAATAATCAAACCGCCATGTCCATCTGCATGAGCAGTCTTAATTACGCCATCTATTGAACCTAAGTTACCTCGTTTACCGAGATCAGACATAAAATCTCCTAGAAAAGGGGGTAAGTTTCCCCACCCCCTTATTCTACATTACTATCAAGCAGTCAGATCGAAAATAC